TTTTATCTTTTCGATAGGGTTTTCTATTGGCTCAATATTGTCTTTTAGTTTTTCATCTGAATACGCTGTGACATTTCCTGTGGCAGTCCAGTTTCCACTGGTGTCACAATAAGCACCCCAAGAACCCCAAGTAGACCTTAAAAATCCTTGAATGTTGCCAGAGCCGTATAGCTGAAAACAAAACTGATTACCCGAACCAATACCAGTAATACCACAATCTGAACTAGAACTACCTTGAATTTTCATATTCTGGTCACGCTCTTGGCTTAATATTGGTCCTGATGTGTCGCCTAATTCAACGCTATCAAATTGGGCTGTTGCGTCTGGTCCATAGAAACCACTTGGATTTGTTGAATTGTATGGCGTAAATCCTAAAGCCGTTGTTACATCACTTGAACCTATCGCACTGGTATAATGAGGGGCGGCTGTATTTGTTGCACTAGCCGCAATGCCATTCAACTTAGTATGGTCAGCATCAGTAAACACGTTGCTATCTGAAGCCGCTTCTACTGCCGCTCTTATCTCTGCGTTGGTTTGGTCAGCCGTTGCACTTGTTTCAATGCTGTCTAATTTTGTGCCATCACTAGCAACATTTCTACCATCTACATTGCCACTAACAACAATATTTCCAGTAACATCTAGACCGCCAGAAGTAGCTTCTGCCTTTGTAGCCCCTGCTAACTGAAGTCTTTTAAAATCATCAGCAATAACAGTAATAGATACTTTTGCAGAGCCAGTGAGAGATAATGCACTACCGCCACCACTGCTTTCAGTAGGGGAACGTGTCAATGTTGTTCCACTAGAACTATAAGTACCAGTTCCTATTTCCCAACTTGAGCCATCCTCAATGACATATTGAACAACATCGTTATTAGATACCCCTGCATCAGCAAAGGACTGAAAGCCTGTTTCCGCACTGCCCAGAGTTACGGTTCCTGCACCGGTTGTGCTAGTTCCCATCTTGGCCCTATTGAATAGTTTTGCCATGATGTACTCCTATTATGTAAGCGTTAAGATACCGTTTGCGCCAATATCAATAGTAAAAGTATCACCGTCATTAAGCGTTAGAGCAGAACCGTAATCGTAATAACCAACGATTGGGTCAGCAGGGGATGTTGGCGTATCGTTATAAACAACAACGTATCTAAAAGCTGCGACAGAGCCACCTGATGCAGTTAGCACTTTATCATCGGCAGATAATTTATAAGTGCCGCCTGTTTGGGTGCTTGTTACGTTTGCTAATGTTCTATCAGAAAGGTTTGTATAACTGATTTCCGTTGCGTTTGCCAAAACACCATTGCCGTCTGTCACGATGCTTGTTCCAGATGTGGGATCAGTAGCACACAATGCAATTTTAAACGTGTCAGCGTTCATATCCATTGCGTTCGCCAGATTGACCACAAAGTCATTTACTTTAGTAAAACTTGCCATTTAGTAGCTCCTTATTTTCATCCTGCGACCAGAGCCGCCAGTTTTTGCCCGTTCACTTTCCGCATTTATATCATTGATTGCCTTTTGATACAATGCACTCCATTCTTGTATTCTATTACCCTCAGATAGATATGGAGCAGAATGAAGTAAAGAACCATATAGATATGCGGAAGGATAATAAGTCATTAACCAGTTTGTACTGTTTACAGCTAGGTCTGGTATCTCTTCGTAGTAGGTAAGTTCTAAAACCGTATCTCCATCGGGTTTTGGAAATACCTCAAAAGCTTGATCTAGGATTGTATAAACTTTAGGAACACCAGCGCTATCATTGTTTCCCTGCCTTAACTTTGATATTTCCAAAGCTCCAACAAGTTCTAATATTTGAAAGTTTCCTGAAGTCTTTACCATTCTTACCGCTTCAAGAAAATTGTTTGGCAAAGCTGTGTACTGGGAGTCAACAGTTGCAATAACTCTATCTTCCATACGCCAGTGTCTTATTTCCCTATTTAGTTGAGCTTCTGCAAGACTAATAAAATCAGGAATAACTGATGTTAAATCATCTCTATTTAGAAAATCAGCTATGCTTGCTTTTAAATCGTTGTAATTAGTTAAAGCCATCTAACAATTCCATCTTCTACGAGCAGCTTTGCCACGTTCACCTGTCCAACCTTTAGACCTAGCGCAAAATGACTTCTTACGAGCCTTATCTTTTGCAGTTAAGTTTTTCTTTTTTGTTACCGCCGTTTTTAATTTCGACTTTGGGTTTTTTCTCCTATGTGCAGCAACACCTTTTGCGGTCATGCCAGCACCCTCTTTTACCGAACGGTAATTACGACCTTTGCCTTTGGTCGTTTTGGGTATGGCTTTTTCTCGCTTTCTTGGCATTACTGTTGAGCGGATTTCATTTCCGCTAACTGCGATTTGTAGTTAAAGTACATATTTAGTAAGGCTTCTCTTGGTAATGTTGTGCCTAAGTTTTTTTGCATACTTTCTGAAAATGCTGCGAAATCAGCTTCTTCTCCAGATGACGGTAAAGCATTTCCACCGCCCATTTGCGCTCTAGGATCAGCAGGCATATCATATGTTGGACCCATAAAAGGATTAGAAACAGGCTGTCTAAAACTCATTTCCTGAGCATTCATAGGTGTAGTGTTAGGCTGTCTAAAACTCATTTCCTGAGCATTCATAGGCGTAGTGTTGGGCTGAGTAAAACTTATTTCCTGTAGGTTTTGAGGTGTACTACTTGGTTGAGTAAAACTCATTTCCTGAGCATTCATAGGCGTTGTGCTAGGTTGAGTAAAACTAGCTTCCTGATTTGCCATTGCAGCATCAAATGGTCTAGCCCTAGGTTTAGCTAATGCCTGCACAATAGGAGAAGTATTTGGGCTAACAAACATACGCTCACGCTGAGATCCGTATGGATCTACGCCAAGATCATTTAATATTCCGCTTAACGGTCCACCAGAAAATTCATCGCCTCTAGTATCTCTACCACCGCCATCTATAGCATCAAATAAAGCAGGAACATAACGCTTATTTGCTTCATCAAAATAGCCAAATCTACCATCATTGTTGGCTTTTCTACGATCTTCTGCTGAAGTTCTTTCGTATCTAGCTGCCCCTTTTCCAGAACCAAGACCGCCAGACCTTGCTGTAGCACCGCTACCAAGAGGACCACCTGTTCTGCTGCCACCGCCTGAACTTCTACGCATAGAAGCAAAATGACTGGCGTGGGGGTTTTCCATACCTAAAGCTCTGTAATGAGCTTCAACTCGCTGCATATGTTCTTCATTAGCCATTACTTCTTACCCTTCTTTTTAGATTTTTTCTTCTTAGGACGCTTCTTAGCTGTTTTTGCCGCATCTTTAAAGTCTTTATCAGAAGGTGCGCCTTTTGCGTTCTTCTTACGCATTTTCTCACCAGAACCAGCTTTAATTCTAGCTCTCTTTTTAGCAATGTTTCTATATAAAGACATTATTTTTTCTTAGCTTTTTTAGTTTTTTTCTTTTTCTTAGTCGTTTTTTTAGGAGGTCTACCCATTGTAGAACCATAAGTACCCTTACCGCTCGGCATAATGATCTCCTTTATTTTTTTAAACACATACCACATTATGCAATGCCACGCAAATTGCGTTTTATGTCGCCCTTCCAGCTAGTAAATGCTCCAGATAATGCAGTTGCAGCATCACTTGCCATTGTTAAACACAGCGCATCAGCTAAGTCAGGTGACGCTAATCCACGCTTACGCATCTCATCCTTACTTTCAGCTTTCATCTTACCACTAGACGTAAAGCTATATCTAATACCTGTCAATTCCGCTAACAACTGATCGTCTTTTGGCAGCTTACAAGCACGATCCTCAAACCAACCCTTAGTCTTAAACCACAACTCACTACGCAAATTTAAATATGTAGCGCCCATACTAGGCGCTTCTGCAACATTAACACCACGAACAGGCAACTCTAGCTCACGCAATCTATCAACAACACCAGAACCAAGCCCAATACTATCCACAAGTATCTCTCTAGGCCGTCTGGATGGCTGTAAACCTTCATATTCTGCAACAACACGACCAACAGTCTGCATCAAATCTAAACCAGACCAAGACCTTATTTCAGTCACAATAGAACCTTGCCGCTTACAAAGCGCAGTTTTGTCATTACCAAACCTACTAACGTCCAAACCCCACACACTGGGCAAGTCTTCATCACCCTCAACGTCACGATGTATCGCATTCTCAACCAAGTGATACGGTATAATCGTATCATCATCAGCCTGTGGAAATTCGCCTAAAACCCTGATTCTAAAGGCATTACTGTCTTCACCATAGCGTAACTTCATCTCTTCAATAAATTCATCACTTACCAAAGGGCTTTCAATGCATGACCAACGCCTTGTCCACCAGCTATCAGCAAGCCTATTCTGGCTCTCAAAAAATGTACCACTAGATCTAGTAGGGTTACTCAGCATAATCGTAGTTGCATTATGACCAGACATGGAACCAGCAGCAGCTTCAAATACTTGCTCAGGCACACCAGATGCCTCGTCTACAACTAACATAACGTGTTCTGAGTGTACCCCAGCAAGCGCTTCTGGCGTTTCTGCTCTTGAAGTTCTAGCTGAAATAAACATCTCACTAGGAGCAGAAGTATGCTCAACACGATCAGACTTAACATTCAGCACATCGTGAAACGCAGGCGGTAACTCATTAATCCACCGCTTCATCTCAGCAAATAAAGCATCAAACAACTGACTAGATGTCGGCGCAGTTACAACAACCTTATTCGGATAATGCATCAGGAAATACCAAAGCATAGCCCAAGATGCAGCCGCGCTCTTACCAGTTCCATGTCCAGAGCGAATTGAAATTTTTCTTTCTCCATCAGCAATAGCCTGCAAAAACTCAGCCTGATAATCTAACGGCTCTAATCCAAGCACCTCCCTCACAAACAATGTTGGATTTTTAGCGTAGCGCTGGGTAAACTCAATCATCGTATTCTGAGATAAGTCATTCATGGTCAATAACCTTCATCTTACGCAGCGCGTCTAAATGCAAATCACCAATGTTAATCTGGATGTTTTGCTGACTACCGCTACCATAACGATTTTTGTTTAAAGATGAAGCTATAAAATTATGTTGCTGCGCTAAACCTTTAGCAATGCCAATATCAACCTGATTAACATTACCCTCAGCAACGTCACGATCACCGTTTAAGGCTTCTTTAACCTCAGTGTCTCGCCTATCTTTAATATCGTTAAGAGCTTCAAACGCAGCATCAGCATGAGCATCAGCCACTAAATGCTCTATCTCTCGTATAGCGTTGCCATACTTTTCGTCTTTCATCACGTTACGCCTAAAGTAGCCGCGATCTAAATCTAGTTCTTTAGCAATCATAGGAATTGTTTTGCCAGCTAACAATTCTCTCTGCAAAGCCTCAACGCCACCTCTTTGATCAAGTTCGGATAAAGCTTTTTTTAATTTTGGTTTACCAGCCATATTCTTTCCGCAAAAGTTATGTTCAACATACTACAATTATTAATTATTAATGCCTATAGGCATTTTAATAAATAAATAATCTTAAGTATAGGTATGTCTTATTAGTTTTAAGCCCTTTAAAATATAGAAAATATTAAAATATTAGCAAAATATCTGCAAAATACTTAGGATTTTGATTTTCCTAACAATTCCTAAATTCCTAATAGGGGGTAGGGGGGGGTGTTGCGAGAGAAAATAATAAAAATCAGGGAGGTAAAATTTATTAAACAACACCCAAAAAATTCATAGCACAGATTTTACTGTATGGGAATGTAGTTATAGCATAGGTAGCTGCAAATACTTTGACGGGGGGGGTAAAAAAAAGAGATCTCATTTGTATACAATTGTTCGCCATTGTTCAACATTAGCCAGAAATAGTACAATGCAAAACTTAAATGGGGTTCGGTATTGAGTTAAACAATATTTAAACATTGCGAAACAAAGTTGAACCATTGTTTTGATTTGTGCTTAATTTGAACATTGGAAAACATTAGCTTGCTCTTTGTATCACATTGTATTATTTGCGCGCGCCCGCGCCCAACCTTGTGTTTTTGTATCTGTTCGGTCGATTTTTGGCACAATCCAAACAATCGCGAACAATTGTATACTGAACGTCAAAAATTGGTCAAAAATCGCTGAGAGCTAATATAAAGCTCGCTGATAGGCCTTGTTTACTTTGGTATAGTTTAGGTCACAAAAAAGCCTTTCCCCTACTCACTGAACAATTACCTAATATCACTTAATATTTACTCAATATTATATAAATGCTTGTTAATATCTATTGATATCGCTAAAATGAACGTGTAACCGCGCACTTACTGATTCGCGCATAAGCAAAAGGAAAGGCTAACAATGAGACAAGTTTTGATAAAGCAAGTAAAACAAGGTCATGGTTTCAAGCGTAAAGAAAACGCAAAGCATGAATTCATCCGTAATCATTACAATCCTAAAGACTGGTTTGGTCCTGCTAATTATTCATGCACTAATTATGACACTGGAAATGAGATATTTCTTAAACCGACGACTCTAGTTTGGGTGGATTGATTATGGCTTATGCATATGTAGTTAGAGGTTATGACGACGGTGTAATAGCCGTTTTTACCAATAAGAAAAAAGCGATTGCTTGTGGCATTAATTACACAAAATCGGGTCAAAGTGAGCATGAGCAAGGTAACGAAATTGAGGTAGATTCTCGAGATTGGGTGACATTTATTGGCAACCATTCAAACGGAGCAGAAGTAGAAAAATATCATATTAATTGTGAATATTGATATTAATGACCAGCCTATTTTTTAGGCTGGCATTTAATACCAATTGCATAAACTAAGGAAAGGCTAACAAATGCAAAATAAATACCAAAACTTTAAAGCGTATCTAGACAAATTAGAACGCGACTCCGAGCGTGATTTTTTTGATGAATTTGATCATTTATCACTGCAAGATAATGACCAGCTAAAAAGTGAGGGTTTAACAAATGACTTTAACTAAAACCCAAATTGCCGCAAATGCTGGAAAAACATTATTTCAATATCGCGTAAAAAAAGCTGATAGTTCGCTAATGGCTAAAACGGAAAAGCTTATTAAAAAATCAACTAATGCTAAGCTAGGTAAAAAGGTGAATAAGGGCCATTATAAAGGCTTTCCAATATTTACTTTGACTTTAGAAGAACGTGCGACTTGTCCTAAATCATGCGTTCACTGGCTAGACTGTTATGGTAACCATATGCGCTATGCATACCGATATGAGGCTGGCCCAGCACTTGAGGCAATGCTAGAAATTGAGCTTGCAGAATTACAGCGTAAACACCCTAAAGGCTTTCTAGTTAGATTGCATATTTTAGGCGATTTTTACAGTGTTGGTTATGTTGCTAAATGGGCTGGCTGGTTAGGCAAATTTCCAGCCTTGCACGTTTACGGCTATACAGCGAACCAGCCCAACGCTAGCGACAAATTGGAGCGTTCCATAGGTCAATCAATCCTAAGCCTAAGAGACAATTGCAACAGACGCTTTGCGGTTAGATTTAGCGGCAACTTTGACGATAATTTTTCAGCAAATAGTTTTGACGATATTAGGTCAAAACAGGCAATAGAAAGGAAGGAAGCTATACTTTGTCCAGAACAAACCAAACAAGTTAATTCTTGCGCTGATTGCGCGGTTTGTTGGGCCGCTCAAAAGCCTGTAATATTTCAGACACACTAAGCTTATTAATGACCAGCTTATATGTTAGGCTGGCATTTCATAAGCTTGCTATAAGTTTATGGTTATCTATTTAAAAAAGGAAAGGCTATATAATGGATAAAAAAGAAATATTAAACAGAATGAAAATGTTTAGTGAACGTACTATTGATAATGGCTGTTCGGAAGCTGAAGCAATGCTAGCCGCGCAAAAGCTTAGTGAACTACAAGCTAAGTATAACGTGTCTCTAACAGAGCTTGACGTTCAAGAAATGGACTTTGAGATAAACTATTTTGAAGCTGGAAAACGCAAGCACCCAGTCGTTTGTTCTTTAAATTGCATTAGAGACTTCTGCCAAGTTGAAATTTTGTTACACTCTTATACTAGGCGAAATGACAACACGAGCGGCAATATTTCATTTTTTGGAGCGCCTCACAATGTTCAAAATGCTTTGTACATGGTCAATCTGATTAAGGCCACAATGGAGCAGGAATTCGCACAATTCAAGACCCAATGGGAGTATCAGGATTTACGCATGAGGCACCACCCACAATCGATAAGATCAAATTTTTTAAACGCTATGGGCTATCGTATAGGCGATAGATTAAAAAGAATGGCTAAGGACGAAAACCAGCAAGTTAAAGAGCAATCTAGCACTGGAACTGATCTAGTCGTTTTAGCTGGTCAAAAGAGAGACTTGGAGCATCGCAAAATGTTTCCGAGAATAGGAACGGCTAGAGGCCGCAATTCTGGGAGCGGTTCTGCGGCTAGTGCAGGCGCGGCCGCTGGTGATAGGGCCAGTCTTAGTCGCGGCGTAGGCTCTGGAAGCTCTGGAGGCACGCTGAGACTGAGCTAAGACATTATTGGTGACCAGCCCTAGCAAGGGCTGGCATCCAGTGCTGTTATAGGCGCTAAAAGCTAAACAAAAGGAAAGGCTAACAAATGGAAACTTTTGACGATTTAGAAGCTAGAATAAATAGCTTAACAAAGTCTAAAACTGATCAACTCGATCAACTGGTTTTAGCTCACGATGTTATTAAGATATTTGCTGATGAGGCTTACTATTTTTCTAGTGATCCGCATGAGAACGAAATAGGACGCCTTTTAAATGAGGCTAAAGAAAAAATGAACGACCAAATCAGCGAATTGATTTTTTCTGGGCAAGATAGCGATTTTATCAGAACTGATGATAATTTTACTGGAACTGATAAAAAGGCTAGATCTATTTTATGCCGCATTTTTACCCGATTAAATTTTAAAGAGGGATGTGACGAACTGGGGTTGCCGTTATGAGTAACCGCGAAATTATTTGGTACACTTTATCACGAGGGCTAGTGCTGGCTCTTATTTTCGTTTTACCTCTGTTTATCTGATATTATCTAAATGTTTGTGATATCATTTTAAACGTGGTACAATTCGAATCGTGGCGGCAAGTGCAATCTGATAAAGATGATGTTGCACCAAAAACTTTAACAGATGCCGCCACAAATAAAGGAAAGGAAAGGCTAAATGTATACTGTAGACGAAAAACTTTTTTATAATGGGCGTTTTATCTCTTTAAGTCGTGAGGATATAAACAATCCTTTGCACCCCAATTTATGGGCTGATTTATGTGGCGATCTAGACCTTAACCCAGAAACAAC